GTCCCAAACCAAGCACTCTACCAAACTGAGCTACACCTCGAAATGTTGTTTAACAACGACAGCTTGATTATTATATACCATATTTTCGGATTTGTCAACATAATTTTCGTTTTTTATTCAAAATTAATTCAAATATTTTGAAAGTCACCATAAAACAGACCGAAAATGTGGTACAAAACAGCCGTCCCTGCATAAGAAACGGCTGTTGGTGCAGGTAACTTGCAAGGGGGATAGGAATGGGGAAAATGCGGGATTTTGTTAGCTATATGTAAGCTACGGAACATAATTATGAACAATTCAAGATAATATAAGACTATATTTTGTTGATTGCGTTCACCAATTCTTTGGGGTTAACGTGGGTATAAACCTTTTCGGTCAAGTCCATTTTCGACTTGTGACCGACTATTTTTTTGATGATTGTGTGGTTTACATTTGCCGATACAAGCATTGAAATGCAGGTGTGTCTTGTTTCGTGTATGGTGTGGTCAAATCCTAAATCGTTTTGCAGAGGTGTCCAGTAGTTGCGTTTAAAGTTATCGTATTTCAGCGGCTTGCCATTGGTATTATTCAGAACATATCCACATTGAGAATCGCTGATAAATTTCTGCCAAAACGGCAGTACTTTGTCTGCTATAGGCACGGTTCGTACACCTGAATCGGTCTTTGAATTTTCAACAAAAAAAGTCTGTTCGTCAAGGTTTACATTTGAAATTTTTAGGTCGAGCAATTCGGACACACGCACTCCCGAATAAATCAGCATAAGCACTATTTTTACCGAATCAAGATTTGAATATTCCCACAAAAGATTTATTTCGCTTTCCGAAAACTCCCTGCGTGCTCGTTTTGTTTCATCTGACTTGGCATTGATTTTCAATTTTTCTGCAAGATTGTTATGGAGCATATCGTGAAATATGCAGTATTCGTAGATTTTGTTCAACAGAATTTTAATTCGCCTAACCGATTGATAACCGTTGTTGCAGTTGTCGAGAACTCGTTGCATATCAATGATTTTTATATCGGACATCTTGCGATTGTATAACATTGAGCATTGTTTGTATGCCGCATTATACTGCCTTTTGGTGTTCGGATTTGTGTCTTCGGTGATGAACTCCTTGTACCAAAGTTCGTAAATTTCTGAAAAAGTGCGTCTTGCCGAATCAACATCAAACGGGTTTTGATTGTAATCAGCAAGAGCATTCAGAGCTTTCGGCTTGTTGGGAAAGTAGCCAATAACTCTGCGTTCCTGATTGCGTGTTTCTTTGTTGTAGCCTATTGTCACGCAGGCAACCCACGGATTGCGCCTGTTTCCGCTCAGCTTATAAACAGAGCCGTAGCCGTTAGGCAGTTTCATTTTATACACTCCTTTTGCTTAAAAAAGGGTGCAAAAATCCCTTGTGCTTTAAATTACTTGAAAAACACAAGGGAGTGTGATACAATATTATTGCTTTTAGTAGTATCACTGCACCCTGTGTGTGGTGGTTTCCGCTCTGTCCGAGGACCAGTCGAGCAGGGCGGATTTTTATTGCTTTATCAACTCATCAACTGTGACATTGAATATTTCTGATAATTTAATCAAAGTTTCAATTGACGGTTGCATTTTACCTTTTTCATAATTTGAAATTGTTGTGCGGCTAAGGCATAATACCTTGCCCAAATATTCTTGAGTGAATTCTTTATTGGTTCTGAGCCTTTTTAAATTATCACCAAAAGCCATTGTTTACACTCCTTTTTCGTGCTTTTTATTTGAATTGTATATACAAACGGCTGAAAATCATTATAATAAGAATAGGGGGTGAGTTTTATGAAAAAACTAACAAGAAAAATTTATGGTATGCTTTCTTATGTTTTCTTTGTTTTAGCTGTTTTTTCTCTGTTTCTCAATGCTGTATCCCTTGTGACAAACTTCTTTATTAAAGACTTTACAGTTGCTTTGTGGGAAGTTGCGTTTCTCCCAGTCATTATAATTTTTGCAATCAGGCATTATCATCCAATATATCCTGATTGTCTTGCATAAGACTATTTAAATCTACTATGTTATTATTGATGAGACGAACATCAAGCTTTTGGATAGCTTCCAAAACTTTTTGTTCGTTTTCTTCTGCCATTTTTAATTTATTCAATTCTGCATTTAATCTTTTCTCTTTAATTTCTTCTTCTAACATTTGGTTTGTCAATTGTTTATCTTTAAGTTCCTCTTTTGTTTTTTCATTTTTACGCTTTAATTCATATGTTTTGCGATTTTGTCTTCTATCAACTATTTTTTTGATAAAATTTATTATTCCGAGTGTTTTTATTTCACAGTTTTTGATTTTTAAAGAACCACCAAATAAAATTACATAAGTAGCAAAAATTGGAATAACATAATCTTTAAGTATATTTAGTCCATCTAAAATTATCTGAAAAGAAATATCACCCGGTGAATTAAGAGCAGTTCGTACATTCATTTGAGCAGTTTCGTTATACAGCATTTCAGTCACAAAGGTTGAAAATCGATTGAAACTTACTGCGTCAATGCCTTCCTTGTTTTCAATTTTGAATGTTAAAGACAATGTATTCTTAAATATGTAGCACCCATAACAAGCATTTAAAATGAGTTCTGCATATTCGTTTAAAGAACTAAGGCTGTGGTGATTTCCGAAAATAGCTTTTGCAAGGTATGGATTGATACTATGCAAATCAACTACATCAATTATTTCTATTTTTCTTCTTTTTATATAAGGACATGAAACCAGTGAAGTTTTGTGGAAATTTTCTTCGATTTGTGTATGGACTTCAAGTTCTTTAGTTGATGTGAATTCCTCGTTTTTATTTTCGTAATATTCACCTATTTTAGCAAAAGCCACGGAGTAATTACCTACTATTACAATAATATCATCCTTTTTTAATTCGCAGACAAACCTGCGACATTTATTCAGAGATGTAGTAGGGTTCTTTTCGGGATATTTGGATTTTAATTCTTCTTTTAAATCTGGAAATTTAGAATTGTCCTTTAAATGTTCTTGCAAAACTATATTCCAGCCTATGGCTATGTAACTGTTTTTTACAAATTCATCAAAAAATGCACCTTTTTTGGTTCTTAGCATCCAGTAATTTGTATCAGCCTTAATTTCGGGAATGTTTATATATTTTTCTAATTCATTCATATCAAAACCTCTTAAAATTATATATTTATATTGACAAGAAATGTAATAAAATGTAGAATAATTAAGAGGAGTGCAGACTTCTCGCATACCTTTTTTTGACCGCTCATAGTGCCAGCTGTGAGCGGGCTTTCTTTTTTTATTTATTCTATTTAATCGGCAGACCATGGCTGTCGGTGTATGGGGCTGTGGCAACAGTTTGACATGGGATTATTCCAAATTATATTCCTGTTTGATTGCATCAATTTTATTTTGCAAATCTTTTTTGCCTGATGAGGAAACACGGCGGACTCCTTCTTCAAGCTTTTCAATGGCTTTTTCGGGGTTGTTTTCTGCAAGATAGAGGTCGGCGTAGAGTTCATAAACATCTGTTCGTGTAGGGTTAGCCTCCTGATAGCCGTCAATCAGCTGTTCAGCTTTTGAATAATTCTTGCTGTCAATTGCGGTATTTATATTGTTCACAAGATTTGCGTTGTAAACAAATGCAAAAACGACTATGGCAATTATAACAGGCACGCCGATGATTATGCCCAATTTTACCATTTTTTTGTTCTTTTCCTTTTTAATACGGGTGAGTTCAGTTTGATAGTCACCGTAATTCATACCGCAGCTTGGACAAACATTTTCGTTGTATTCAAGCATATGACCGCACTTGCAACGCTTTTGCTTCATCTTGTTTATCTCGGTATTTATCTGAAAAATAACAGGGGTATATTTGTTGTTAATCTGAGCCGCCTCGGTTCTTCTTCTCTGCTCATTGGCAATTTTGAGAGCCTTGTCAAGCTCGTTTTGCTTACGGGTGTTGACTGCCCCTAAAATCCTGCTGAGGTAGCTTCTGTGTTCATCGGGAGAAAACGAGTACAAATCATCGAGCAATGAACTGTTAAATTCAATCTTGCCTGCCATAAAGCCGAAAAGGTTCATCTTGACAAGGTTTTCATTTGATGAATCGAGCTTGCAAATATCTTCGCTGTACTTATATGCCTTTGCATAATCGCCGTTATTTGCCGCATTGTTTACCAAATCTTCAAGTGCCTTTATTTTGTCATTTTTATCAATTCTGCGTTCGGTAATGAAATCCTTAATAAGAATTTGAGTGCCGCAATATTTGCAGTTGGTTTTCATCTCTGTAGAATTAACTTCGAGCTGACTGCCGCAATTCGGGCAGTTTAATGTTATAAGTGAATTGTTTGCCATAGTTACTCTCCTTACTGTAACGATTTACTGACTTCTTTTACAAGACCGAGGATTTGAACACGGGTGATGTCGTTATTTTTGAACACTCGTGGGGGATAGTAGGGGTTGACTGAATGGAGTTCAACGGTGTCATCGCTGTAGAGAACCTTTTTAACAACAGCCTCTTCATCATCAACGAGGACTGCGGCAATCTGACCGCTGTCAACGGAAGTTTGTTTTTTAATAAGAATTTTACTGCCGTCATCAATCAGAGGGCTCATAGAATCGCCGTGAACATTTATCCATATATATTTATCCTGTTCTGAGGGGCAAGTGATGTATGTAGGCATATAGTCAACAGGCACATCCTGAGCAACTGCTCCGAACCCTGCCGAAATGCTGTCATACACAGGTCGCATAAATACATTTGTTTGCGGAAGTGGGATTGCTTGTTCTTCTTCCTTGGTTTCTCTTTCCATAGGAGTATTGTCCCAACCAAGGATATATTCTGCTTTAACACCAACAGCTTTTGCTATAATCTGAATAGCATCTATTGGTATCTTTGCTGTAACTCCATTTGCATATCTTTGCAATGATGATCTAGATATACCGGTTAATTTTTCTAACTCAGCGTAAGAATAGCCTGAATCCAATATACTGTCTTTTAATCTTTTTACTATATTTCTAATTTCTTCTGTCATTGTGTAACACCTGCCTCATTGCCATTATATTAACATATCAATCTCAATTTTGCAATAGAAAATACAAAAAAATCTAAAAAATATCTCAAAAAAGGGTTGACTTTCAGGGACTGCTTGTATATAATATAATCATCTCAATAATGAGATAGCAAGGAGGTGAAGAAAATGACAAATGCTCAAATGCTCAAAGGAGCAATAGTTGAGGCAGGTTATACGCAGGCAAGACTTGCGGAAAAACTGGAAATGTCGGTAAACACGCTATCATCGAAGATTTCAGGCAAGACAAAGTTCACGGTTGATGAAGCAACTTTGATTTGTAAGGTTTTAAATATCGTTGATGATACGCGAAAAGTGCATATTTTTTTAGCCTAAATATCTCAAAATTGAGATATGCAAACCAACAAAAAACTGAATAGAGTGTGTTTCTATTCAGCCTTTATATTCTTATTAGGGGGTGAGAAAATGAATGAATTATCAAACTGTTTATTTATAGGCAACATTGATTGGGTACAATTTGCTATCAATTTAATGTTTGTGATTATGATTACATTACAGCAGTCTATGATAAGAAGCCTCAGGTGCAAGGTGATTTGTACGGAGACAGTTATTCAGAATCTGAATAATCTTCTTCATTCAATACTTCCGAATCATCAGAAGTAATTTCATCATCTGTGGACTCGTTTAATTGTTTGACAAATTTATCTATCAAGTTATTTGTTCCGTCAATTTGTTCTTGCAATTGAACAACAGCCTGTTGTGTTTCAGCACACAGACAGGTAGGTTGATTGTTGTCTGTATGAATTAAAGAAATGATAGAAAGCAATAAATTCAGAAAAGCTATAACTCGTTCATAAGTGAAAACTTTCTTGCTTTCATTTGATTTATCGGTGACTGTATAGTTGTTGATATTTATGTTGAAATTATTGATAACTTTTATATCGTTATTGCTTAAATTAACAGTTATTTCGTGATTGTTTTGAGGAAACTGAAATTTTTTAGAATAACTTTCTATACATTCTTGAAACGCTTTAATAACTTCGGGAGAAAATGTGTAAGTAATCCTTATGGATTCAAGCGGTTTTGCTAACGATTCGGTAAGTGCGTGTCCGATATTTTTACTCATTTCCTTTGCTAATTCAGCATACATAGGTTTCAATTTTTCAGCTAATTGGGCAAAATTACGGGAAATGTTTAATTGCATTTGCTGAAAATCAATTTCAGCATTTTCATCGGCATTATTGCTAAAGTAAAGTTTATCCATAAATATGTTCCTTTCTGTAAATATATTACTTTCTTTAACGATAATACAAGAATATTTATGTTTTGTCAAATAATTTTGTGACTATTTCAAAAATGTTACAAAATGCAACTATTACACTAAAAGGGGGTGAGATAATGTGTTTATCCTTGAACGGTTAATGAAACACCCGATTTTTACATCTATTGTAGTATCCCTGATATCATCAGTGTTATCAGCGTTATTAGTATGCTTGATAGTGTTGACACGATGACGGGTATTGCTACGGAGTTTATCAAAAACTCTTTATAAATGAGGTGAAGAAAAGATGGAAGTAATAATAATTTTAGGACTACTAATGCTTTGCACAGCTTTTGTTTCAGCAGTATTAGCAATAAAAATAGTAGCCGCCCATTTGTATAAAACAATAGACAGCTACCTTGATAAGCACGACGCTCAAATTATGGATCTGATTAAGTGGGCAAAGGAGAATGAAAATTGAACAAGTTTTTAATGTTTGTAGTGTTTATTCTCAACGCAATTAGCTTACTTCTGCTGATTATAGCAATGCTTATCAAAGCAGGAGTTATCCGTTAAGAAAGAAGTATTCAAAAAGTATAATTAGAATTACTGATAATAGGAAAACCGCAATCAACGGCATTGAATATTTAGTAATTCCTAATATTAAAACTTTTATGTTTCGTGTTTTGTATGTATACATCTTTTTATCTAACGGTCTTAAAGGAATTCCTAAAGCACAACAACAATCATCATATTCTTTGTCGACTAATTTTGAAATGCTTTGAAAGTTAATTTTATCTAATGGAAGAGAAAATACATAGCTGAGTTTTCCGCCTGCGATAAGTTTATTATCGGCAATAATATCTTCGCATTTTTCAACGGCTTGTTTAATTTCAGAAGTAATTTCCTTTTTGTACAAATGTTCTTCAAGCAGGTTGAATATGGGGAAAATCACTAATTCATATCGTTCTTTCAGATAGGTTTTGTTCTGTTCCTTTTTAAATAATATCCAAGACAGAACCAAAGTGCATAAGGTTGAAACTGCGGATATTATTAAAGTCAACCACGATAAAATATCATTCATATTTATGCCTCCTTTCATAGTTAATCATAACATTTAAGGTCGTGTAAAGCAATAAAATATCGAAAAGCAGATTAGAAAATGGCAAAACTTAAACTTATTGACACAGTCGAAATCGTTTCAGACAAAATTACCAACGAAAATTAAGGAGGTGTACATATGGACACAGTTCAGATGAACAAAAAAATCAAAGAAATTATGGATAGCAGTGATTTCTATTTGCTTTCTGAGGATGTCGCAAAGGCTATTGGAGTTGCTCCGCAAAAGTTGCGTGAACAGGCAAAGGACGAACCCGAAAAATTGGGATTCAATGTAATTGTAGTCGGCACATCTATCCGTATTCCGAGAATACCGTTTCTCAATTATATTCTCGGTTCAAACCCGTTGAAAGGAGTGTAACAAATGGCATTTAAAGATTTAGAAACAAAAAGGTCGCTTAGAAAAAAGTACCGTGACAGCAAAGACCAGCTTAAATACACGCAAAAAAGTCTTGCAAGCACCGAGCAGGAGCGTGACATTGCGAACAGCCGTCTTGAAAAAACAAAAGCAAAGCTTGACAAGGTGACAGCATTGTATGTTGCCGAAAGAGCAAAGAACGCAGAGCTTACCCGAAAACTCAAAGCCCTTGAAACGCCTGAATCCGAATCCTTCGGTTTTGAATGTGTGGGGGTGAAGAAATGAACTACAGAGAAGATCCATTTTTGGTGTTTGACGATGAAAAAGGTTGGATTACTCATACAGTTCACCCAAGTGGTTTTGTTGATAATGAACTGCTGACTGATGAACCCGAAGCTGTCCAGGTTATAACTAAAATATGGATTGAGTGGTGTATTACCCCTACAAAAACTGTAAATAAGCGTACAAGTAGTTATGCCCTTAAACATTGCTTTGAGCGTATGACAGGCATTTATCTGACGAACAACCAGTTTAAACAGGCAATGGCGATGTGTGGGTATCTGCCGCATTGCGATTGTTCGGAACTTAATTGGACTTATGCTATTAGTTCAAGATCTGCGTGTTTTAAATCATATCACAAGGGCAAATATAACCCACTGATTCGCGAATACGCTTATGGGTTAAAAAAGAAAAATCCGCTGAAGCTCTGCAAAGCCTCAACGGACAAAGAAAAATACCTTAATTAAATGATAGACAATTTTAAGCGAATTGTCAAGGAGGACTTTAATATGTCAGTAAAAATATCAGCTTTTGAAATCGAAAATGTAAAAAGAGTAAAGGCAGTTGCTTATGAACCGACCGAAAACGGACTTACCGTGTTGGGCGGTAAAAACGGACAGGGCAAGACGTCTGTTCTTGACGCAATTGCGTGGGCTCTCGGCGGTAATCGTTTCGCTCCGTCTGCTCCGTACCGTGAGGGTTCAACAATTCCGCCACATCTCAAAATCAAGCTTTCAAACGGCATTGTTGTGGAGCGTAGCGGTAAGAACAGCAGTCTTAAAGTAATTGACACCGCAGGTAACAAAAACGGACAGGCTTTGCTTGACGCATTTGTCAGTAACTTTGCTCTTGACCTGCCAAAGTTTATGAATGCAACAGGCAAGGAAAAGGCTGACACGCTCCTGCAGATTATCGGTGTAGGCAACAGAGTTTACGAGCTTGAAACGCAGGAAACACAGGTGTATAACGAGCGCCGTGCTATCGGTCAGATTGCAGACCAAAAGAAAAAGTTTGCCGCCGAAATGCCCGAGTATGAGGGTGTGCCGAATGAACCTGTGTCAGCCTCGGAACTTATCAACAAACAGCAGGAAATCCTTGCACGCAACGGCGAAAACAACCGTCTGAGAGCAGAAAAAGATAACCTTGAAATCCGTGCCAACAACTTACAGACCGAAATCAACAGGCTTAACGAGGATTTGAGAAAATACAATTCCGAACTTACAAAAGTGCTTGCACAGCTTGAACAGAGCAGAAAGACCGTTGCCGAACTGCACGATGAAAGCACGGCAGAGCTTGAAAGAAACATTACCGAGATTGACGAAATTAACCGCAAAGTAAGAGCAAACCTCGATAAAGCGAAAGCTGATGAGGACGCAAAGGAATATTACGGCAAGTATGCCGATATGACGGCACAGCTTGAAGAAATTCGCAAAACTAAATATGACTTACTCAATAACGCGAACTTGCCCCTTGACGGCTTATCTGTTGAAAAGGGCGAGCTTACATATAACGGTTTTAAGTGGGACAACATGAGCGGTTCCGAACAGCTTCGTGTCGCTACGGCAATTGTTCGCAAGCTCAATCCCGAATGCGGATTTGTCCTGCTTGACAAGCTCGAACAAATGGATACCGACACACTCAAAGACTTTGCAAAATGGCTTGAATCAGAGGGATTGCAGGCTATTGCAACAAGAGTTTCAAACGGCGATGAATGCTCAATAATCATTGAGGACGGTTATATTAAGTCCGAAACAACCGTACCTGTTACAACACCGACTTGGACAGAAGGAGAGTTTTAATTATGGCTACAAGAACTACAGCTAAAACAACAGCAAAAACAAATACAAATGAATGTGTAATCAAATGCAATCCGCACAGAGAGCTTGCCTGCGGTTATACCAAGGTCAAGATTATGCCTGAAAACTATTCGAGAATTGTTTTGATTGCAGGTATGACAGGCAAGTCAATTCAGGATTTGACAAACGAACTGCTCAACTACGCAATCGACTATGTTGTCATTGATGTTGACGGTAATAAAATCAATTTTTCAGATGTACAGGGGGTGAGATAATGAACATCACAAGAGGTAAAATCAAGTCGGCTCAAAAGGTTGTAATTTACGGCCCCGAGGGTATTGGCAAGTCAACCTTTGCTTCGCAGTTTCCGAATCCTCTGTTTATTGACACAGAGGGCAGTACAAAAAATCTTGATGTTGCAAGAATGGATAAACCAACATCGTGGACCATGCTCCGAAGTCAGCTTGAATATATCAAAAGCAATCCGACTGTATGCAAGACGGTTGTTATTGATACAATTGACTGGGCGGAACAGCTTTGTATTGATGATATTTGCTCAAAGTATGGTAAGAAAGGTATTGAAGATTTTGGTTACGGAAACGGCTATGTTTATGAAAAAGAGGAGTTCGGCAGATTTTTGAACAGCCTTGAAGATTTGATTGACAGAGGTATCAATGTTGTGCTCACCGCACACGCACAGCTCCGCAAGTTTTCACAGCCTGATGAAATCGGTGAATATGACCGTTGGGAGCTAAAACTCGGCAAAAAGACTGCTTCACAGATTTCTCCGCTTGTAAAAGAATGGGCGGATATGGTGCTTTTCGCAAATTATAAAACAGTAGCGGTAGCGACCGACAAAGACGGCAGAAAGTACAAGGCACAGGGCGGAGGGAGAGTGATGTACACGCTTCATCACCCTTGTTGGGACGCAAAGAACCGTCACGGACTGCCCGAAGAAATGGACTTTAGCTATGCAGGCATTGCCCATATTTTTAATGATGTTGCACCTGTAAATAACGCTCCTGTTCCGCAGAATCCGATACCTCAGCCGCCTAAGGCAGAGCCTGTGACACAGCCTGTACCACACCCTGCGAAGATTGAAAAAGCTCCCGAGCCTGTGCCACCTGCACCTATGCCACAGAATGACAAGTCTGTCAATATTCCCGAGGGCATACCAAAAGCTCTTGCCGACCTTATGAGAGCTAACGGAGTTGACGAAAGCGAAATCAGACAGGCGGTGTTTACACAGGGACACTACCCTTATGATACACCGATTACAAACTACGACCCACGATTTATTAACGGTTGCATTATTCCGGGCTGGAATAAAGTGCTTGAAGTAGTTCAGAGCAACCGTGACTTACCATTTGAATAAGAAAGGAAGATGTATAAATGGACAGAGAATTTGGTTGGAACGACGAAATAACCGAAGAGGGGGGGAATTATGAACCGCTCCCCGAGGGTGATTATGATTTTACGGTAGCAAAAGTTGAGCGTGCACGCTCGCAGGGCAAGGGAAAGCTCCCAGCCTGTAATATGGCAAAGGTGACTTTTGATGTGTGGGGAGCAGATGACAAGAGAGAAATTACAGTTAATTTCGTACTGCACTCCTCGCTTGAATGGAAGCTGTCACAGCTCTTTTTGTCCGTGTCAATGAAAAAGCACGGCGAACCGCTCCGTATGGACTGGACAGGCATTATCGGTAAGAAAGGTAAATGTCAGGTTATCATCCGCAAATATGTCAAGAATGACGGCACAGAGGGCGTAACAAATGACATCAAGTATTTTTATGCCTACGATGAGCAGGTGACAACGATATCGCCTACCGTATTACAATCTGCACCTCAGCAGTATGTACAGCCTACATATCCGCCGCAGTATGCACAGCCTGCAACGCCAAATACTGCGATGCCGAATAACTGGACACCGGGTAGCTTTTAATGCAACTTCGACCGTATCAGAATGAAGCGAAGAATGCCGTTTTCTCCGAGTGGGAAAGCGGCAATTTAAAAACATTACTTGTCTTGCCTACAGGCTGTGGCAAGACAATAGTTTTTGCAAAAATCACCGAAGAATGTGTCCGCCGAGGTGACAGGGTGCTGATACTTGCCCACCGTGGAGAATTGCTCGACCAAGCGGCTGATAAAATCCAAAAAGCAACAGGACTTAATTCGTCGGTTGAAAAAGCCGAGCAAAGTTGCATAGGTTCGTGGAACAGGGTTGTTGTAGGCTCTGTACAGACGCTTATGCGTGAGAAAAGGCTGTCAAAATTTGATAGCGATTATTTTGACACAATCATCATTGATGAAGCACATCACTCAATCAGCGACAGCTATCAGCGTGTGCTTGAACATTTTGACAATGCAAAAGTGTTGGGTGTTACAGCAACACCCGACCGAGGAGATATGAAAAATTTAGGACAAGTATTTGATAGTCTTGCATATGAGTATACATTACCTAAAGCAATTAAAGAGGGATACTTGACACCGATTAAAGCTGTGACAATACCGCTTACACTTGACCTTTCGGGAGTTGCCACACAGGCAGGAGATTTTAAAGCAAGTGATATTGACACGGCACTTGATCCGTATCTTTATCAGATTGCCGAGGAAATGAAAAAATACTGTAAGAACCGTAAAACTGTTGTGTTTTTACCACTTGTAAAAACATCGCAGAAATTTAAAGACATTTTGAACGAAAAAGGCTTTAAAGCGGCAGAGGTCAACGGCAACAGCGAAGACAGAGCGGAAGTATTGCAGGATTTTGAAAACGATAAATACAATGTGCTGTGCAACTCAATGCTTTTAACCGAGGGTTGGGACTGCCCAAGTGTTGACTGCGTTGTCGTTTTAAGACCTACAAAGGTGCGTGGGCTTTACTGCCAAATGGTCGGCAGAGGTACAAGACTTGCTCCAAACAAGACGGAGCTTTTGCTGCTTGACTTTTTATGGCATACAGAGCGACACGAACTTTGCAGACCTGCACATCTTATTTGCGACAATGAAGAAGTCGCACAAAAAATGACCGAAAACTTATCGGAACAGGCAGGCTGTCCGATTGATATTGAAGAAGCGGAGGAAAAAGCAAGCGAAGATGTTGTTGCACAGAGAGAAGAGGCACTTGCGAATCAGCTTGCGGAAATGCGAACACGCAAACGCAAACTTGTAGACCCGTTGCAGTACGAAATGTCAATTCAGGCGCAGGATCTTGCAGGCTATGTTCCGGCATTCGGCTGGGAATGTTCTCCGCCCACAGATAAGCAGAAAGCAAAACTTGAAAAGCTCGGAATATTCCCCGATGAAATCCAGAGTGCCGGCAAAGCAAAGCTTATTCTTGACAGGCTCGAAAAGCGAAGAGTTGAGGGATTAACCACACCTAAACAAATCCGTATGCTTGAAAGCAGAGGTTTTCAGCACGTGGGCAAATGGCAGTTTGACGAAGCGTCAGCTTTGATTTCAAGGATTGCCGCAAACGGTTGGAGAACTCCGAAAAACATTAACCCGAAAACATATGTACCGCAAAGCGAGGTGAATACGGTTGGACTTACTTAATGCACTTGAATACATCAGTCCGTCAGAGCTTGATTACCAAGAATGGGTAAATGTCGGAATGGCACTCAAACAAGAGGGATACAGCGTAAAGGACTGGGACGATTGGAGCAGAGCAGACAACCGCTATCACAACGGAGAATGTGAAAAGAAATGGCAGAGCTTTAACGGCTCTGCTTCACCTGTCACAGCAGGCACAATAGTCCAAATGGCAAAGGACAGGGGGATGACTTTCCGTGAATCGAAAGAACTCGGCTGGAATGATGAAATTGCTTTTGAGCAGGGTGATAAGGGCGATATTGGTGTAAATACCTGTGAGGGTGTAAAGTTTCACGAGCCTACAAACTGGAACCCGGTAAATGAGATTGTGACCTACATTGAAACTCTCTTTGATAGCTCGGAAAATGTAGGCTATGTTACTGAAACTTATAAAAAAAATGACAACGGCAAGGTTAAATATTCGCCAACACAAGGCAGTTGTGACCGTACAGCAGGTGAGCTTATTGCCGCACTTAATAACTGTGACGGCGATATCTCAAATGTATTTGGTGATTACAAACCCGAGGCAGGTGCGTGGATAAGGTTCAACCCATTGGACGGCAAGGGTGTAAAAAATGAGAATGTAACCGATTATCGTTACGCTCTGGTGGAATCTGACTGTATGGCTCTTGAAGAGCAAAACGCAATCATCAGAGAGCTTGAGCTGCCTGTTGCCGTTCTTGTTTATTCGGGAGGAAAGTCAGTCCACGCTATAGTTAAGATTGATGCCGCAAACTATGACGAATACCGCAAAAGGGTTGATTATCTCTACAATGTATGCCATAAAAACGGCTTTGAAATTGACAAGCAGAACCGCAATCCGTCAAGGCTGAGCCGTATGCCCGGTGTTATCCGCAACGGCAAAAAGCAGTTTATCATTGACACCAATATCGGTAAATCCGATTTTGCCGAGTGGAAAGACTGGGTGGAAAGTATCAACGATGACTTACCCGACCTTGACAACCTTGCAGATTTTTTTGAAAATCCGCCCGAACTTGCACCGCCTTTAATTGAGGGTGTTCTCCGACAGGGACATAAAATGCTGCTCGGAGGACCCTCTAAAGCAGGTAAGTCGTTCGGACTGATTGAATTGTGTATAGCAATAGCAGAGGGGACAGAATGGTTCGGCTTTAAGTGTGCACAGGGCAATGTCTTGTATGTGAACCTTGAACTTGACCGTGCGTCCTGTTTTCACCGTTTTAAAGATGTTTATGAGGCATTGGGACTTGAACCCAAAAACTTAAACAGAATTGATATTTGGAACTTGCGTGGCAAGTCTGTGCCTATGGACAAGTTAGCCCCCATGCTCATTCGCAGAGCATTGAAAGGCAACTTTATAGCCGTAGTGATTGACCCGATATACAAGGTAATTACAGGCGATGAGAACAGTGCTGACCAAATGGCTCATTTCTGCAACCAGTTTGACAAGGTTTGTACCGAAATCGGTTGTGCGGTCATCTATTGTCACCACCACTCAAAAGGTGCTCAGGGTGGCAAGAAGTCAATGGACAGAGTGTCGGGTTCGGGTGTTTTCGCTCGTGACCCTGACGCACTTCTTGACCTTACAAGACTTGAAATCAGCGATGATTTGATGAAACAGCAAAAGGATGAAAGAATCTGTAAAATCTGCAAAGACTGGATAGGTCGCTTCAACAAAATCAGTGAAGTGTGTTCGCAGGACGATTTGGTAATGGCAAATAATATGATTGACATTGCACGCAAAACGCTTCCTGAACAGTCTTTTAAACTGATGATGTCAGATGTTGCCCGTACCGAAAAAACCGTAAAAGGGATGTCAGCGTGGAGAATAGAGGGTACTCTGCGAGAGTTTCCGGCATTTGATGCACTTAACCTTTGGTTTGATTATCCGATACACAAATTAGATACAACAGGTGTGTTGAAAGACTGTAATTTTGAGGGCGATTTTAACCCGCCTTACAAGAAGAATTTCAGTAAGAAAAATACTAAATCGGAACGCAAAAAAGAACGCTCAGAATCTCTTATGACAGCCTTTACGGCAGAAGAGAATAACGGTCAGGCAGATATAAATGACATTGCTACATATCTTGGAGTTACCGAAAAAACAGTCCGAAATCGACTAAAAGAACACGGCGGATTTTGGATTGACGGCGGTAAAACAGGATTGAGGGAAAAGGAAAAAGTCGAATAAGTTTTCCCTTTCCGTCAAATTTGGAAGGAAAATTTTCTCGGGAATTTCCTTTTCCGTGAGGGAAAACAGGGAAAATTTCCCGAGAAATTCCCTTTCCGAAAATGACGGAAAATGACTTTTTTCTCGAGATTTTCCGAGGGAAAGAAAAAGTATATATACTACGTATATATAAACGGTTTCCGTTCCCTAAAGGTCACAGGGGTGAAGTAGTTGTGCGAAGCTTACGCACAACAACTCCTTCCCCTGACCTGTGACTAAAAGCAAAATTCAAAAATTAAAAGTAGCTTTAACGCTTTAAAGGAGTGAAATATCAAAAATGGAATTTTTTATGGCAATGATACCGCCGACTGTAACTGCACAGGAACATAAGGTTATGGTAAAAAACGGCAAACCTGTTTTTTACAATCCGCCCGAGGTGAAACAGGCAAGAGAAAAGCTCATGTCACATTTAGCAAAGTTTAAACCGTCAGACCCGTACAAGTCGGGTGTCAGACTGATAACAAAGTGGTGCTTTCCTCGTGGTAAACATCAGGACGGCGAATATCGTATAACAAAACCCGACACAGACAATTTGCAAAAAATGCTAAAAGACTGTATGACCGCTCTCGGATTTTGGTCTGATGACACACTTGTTGCAAGTGAGATATGTGAAAAGTTTTGGGCAGAGGTTTCGGGTATTTACATCAAGGTGGAAATGCTGTGAATATCTCGGAAGTTAAACGCAACCTTGAAAGAACCGTGCTGTACAACGGTGCAGAATACATTCTGAAAGGCTGTATCATCAGACGGAATACAACGGGTCGGTTTTACTATCAGGTAGAGCTTATGGACACCAAAGCCAAAAGCTCGTTGATTGTAACTGCACTTGATAAGATTGACGAAAGGAGAGCAAACGATGAAAGCGAGAATACCGCCTAAAATCCCGAAACAGCTCAAACAGGAAGCTGAACGGATTGCCAAAAAGCGCATATGAACAGATCCGAGAAAAAGAAAACAAAGACATCACACGCAGAGTATTTAAAACAATGCTGTATGCCTTGCATAAGGATTTCGGCTTTGGCCGTGACAGATGTGCGAAGGCACTAAAGTCTATGACCGAGATAGTCGAACACTCGGACACGGACGAAGTGTTTTGGGAGCATATCGACAGGGTTGTCATCGACAAGCTGAAACTTGAATTTGACAAACGAGATTACACTGACAACGGAAAAGTTGTAAATTATGAAGGAGACGAAGAAAATGATTGATTGTAATATCACTAAAAACTATTTGAGTGAACAAGCTCGGATGACAAAATCAAGTGATGTTGGTGTGTGTCGCATTTCGTGTAATCATTGCCCATTGAGCAGATTTAATAATGACGAAGAAATGCTTTGCACTGAATTAGAATTAAGGCACCCTGAAAAGGCAATTGCAATTGTACAAAAATGGTCGGATGAACATCCGCAGAGGACTTATCTGAGTGAGTTTTTGAAAAACTACCCGAATGCAAAGCTTGATGAGGACGGCACACCCCATAAATTATGCCCTTGGCATTTAGGATTGATAAGCGTAAATAGTTGTCACAACAACTGCGTAAGATGTTGGAATCAGCCTGTTGAGGAGAGTTAAAAAATGGCATTTCCTGAAAAGCTAAAATCTTTAAGATTAAAGCACAAACTAACGCAAACTGGGTTAGGTGAAAAATTGTATGTAAGCAGAAGTACGATTTCTAACTACGAGAAAGGAAAGTTTGAACCTAACATTCAAACTCTAATCGAAATGTCAAAACTCTTTAATATTCCGATTGACGAACTGCTGAAATGAGGTGAAAAAAATGGATAATAAATTAAAGATTCGTGAGATGTGCGGTGATTATGCATTGGATATACCGTTCGCAGACGGTAGTGTAAACACGATATACTTTAATTCAAAACGAAATGCTGAAACAGTTAAGCATATTATCGAAGTTGACGGAAGTAAACCCAACGAAGCAACCGTGTGTGATATGCAAGAGATTAAGCACGGAAAATGGCTTGTGAAAGAGTTTGATTTGAAGGAACTTGAAGAATATATACATCCGTATGATGGACTACACGGTACACCGTTTTGCTCCATGTGTGGCAGAAACGCATTGCTCAATGGTGCCGAGGAATATGTGGACAGCAACTACTGCCCTCATTGCGGAACGATGATGGATAAGGAGTGAGCAACAATGCCTTGTAAAAAATGTGGATTGCAATACTCAAGTTATTGCGTTGATTGCGCATATGTAAAAACAGGACTTAACTTAAACGATGAAGAATATCACGAGATTTTGAAATTATGGAATGAGCAAGAAAGGGGGAGCAAGAATGAAAGCCCATATAACTAAAGAGCCTGCTGACATATGTGAGTATTATACACAAGATTGTAATATATCTTTTCTCGCTACCGTTACATATCATCCACCTGAGAATAGTCATAGGAACGCACCTTGTCCTTGTGGAAGCGGAAAAAAATATAAAAGATGTTGTTTGATAAAGGAGAACAGACAAAATGACAAACTTTGAAAAAATCAAATCAATGAGCAAAGAGCAAATGACACATTTTATGCTTGATATTATGCTTGACACATTAAATAACAATGTTTGCGGTTATTGCGAAAATTGTGATGCTCCTTGTCTTGGAAATGAAGAAATTATTAGAAAATGGCTTGAAAGTGAGGCAGAAGAATGAAAGGCGTTAAAAATATCACCGTTAATTACGATAACGGCGAAACAGAAACCTTAAATAAAGGTGTAGTTGTTGGTTTTGATGAAATCGACAATGAAGAAGAAACTATCAAAGTCAGATATCGTATGTGCGATATTAAAGGCGAGGATTTGTATTTGATTGTAAACGCAGTTATTGCGTTGGCACAGAAACTTGGTATGCTTGACGAGGAGGAGCGTGATGCGGATTGACGGTTAAAGATTATTTATATTCGGTCAGGGTTTCGGATAAGCTGATCAGAACGAAAGAACACGAGCTGTCGAAACTTAGGCTGAATATTGCACAAGTATCGGTTAAGCAGAACGAGCCTGTTAAGACATCGGGAGTGAATGACCCTATGCGGATTGTTGACAGGATTGCAGACCTTCAGGCTGAAATCAATCGGGAAATTGACAATCTTGTGCGGTTGAAAACTGAAATCCGCAGTAAAATCAACGCACTTGACGATTACCGTTACATTGCAATTTTGACCGAGTATTACATAAATTGTCAGAGGTGGGAGGATATTGCCGAGAGTATGGAAATGAGCGTAAGGCATACCCTGAGATTGCACGGCGAAGCGTTACAGGCGTTCCGAAAAAAGTTCGATTTCTCGTAAAATTATTTTGAAATGTCATTGAATGTCACCCTTACCCTGCGTATAATGGTATCATGAAAGTTTGACAAACAGGACATATGTAGAACTCTCCTAAGATAAAAATTCGCACAGACCGCTCTCACCCCGAGGGCGGTTTTGTGTTAGTGTGAAAGGCGGTGATACCGTGAAAGACAAATTAAATGCAAGACAGCGTAAATTTGCTGAATATTATGCACAAAGCGGTAACGCCGCTGAGAGTGCTGTTAAGGCAGGATATTCCGCAAAATATGCTAATACCAATGCTTCAAAATTACTACAAAATACTACAATCGCAAATTATATCAAAGAGCTTTCAGAAAAGCTTAAGGACGAGCGCATTATGAGTGCAAAGGACAGACAGGTTGCTTTGTCCGACATTGCAAGGAATGACGGGCAGGACACCTCCGACAGAATCAGGGCGATTGACACGCTCAACAAGATGACGGGCGAATACACCGTTAAGGTTGACGCAAAGGTTGAGCAGTCCGAAAAGCTATCCGATGTGTTCAGACAGTTGGGTGGTGAGGGATTGAGTGAGTAACAAATTCCCGCTATCGCAAAAGTATATCGACTTTATCAACACAACAAATGTGTCGGCTGAATTTCTTGAAGGAACTACAGCGTCCGGCAAAACTACCGTCGGAGCAGGCGTTAAGTTTATGCGAATGGTGTCGCAAAGTAAAAAGAAGATACACGCCATTGCCGCCAAAACTACGGGCAAGGCTGAGGAAACTATAATTCAACAGGACAACGGTATTCTCGACCTGCACCGTAACGCAGTTTACTGTGGCAACGGCGACAAGGACTACAAGCTCCCGCATATCAAGTTTGAGGATAAAATCATCTATATTCTCGGTTACAGCAGTCGGGATAAGTGGGAAATGGTTCTCGGTGCGCAGTTTGGGTGCGTTTATATTGACGAAATCAACACCGCCGATATCGAGTTTATCCGAGAGATGTCAACCCGTAATGACTATATGCTTGCAACGCTGAATCCCGATGATCCGAGCCTGCCTGTGTATAAGGAGTTTGTCAACCGCTCCCGTCCTTTTAAAAAATATGAAAACGATGTTCCTCCCGAGATTACGGCGGAGCTTACCGAAGAACCTGTACCGAATTGGCGGTATTGGTTCTTTTCTTTTGCCGACAATTTAAGTCTTACACCTGAACAGATTGAAAAGAAAAAGAACTCTGCACCGAAAGGTACAAAGCTCTATAAAAATAAAATCTTAGGTTTGCGAGGCAGAGCAACAGGTCTTGTGTTCCCGAATTTTGAGAGGGCAAGACATATCAAATCAAAAGAGTGGGCAGGAAAGTTTTTGAACTGTAACCGCAAGTCGGAACACTTTGTTCAGTTCACCGCAGGTCTTGATACCGCCTATTCGCAGAAGTCGCCTGACACTATCGCAATGACATTTTACGGCATTACCAATCACGGCAAGTGTGTTCAGCTTGATGAAAGAGTTTATAACAACGCTGAAATGCAAACGCCTATTGCCCCGAGTGACACGGTGAAGAATTTTATTGATTTTCTTGACCGCAACCGTGATGAATGGGGCTTTGCACGCACGGCTTTTATTGACAGCGCCGACCAAGCGACTATTACCGAATTTCAAAAGTATAAGCGACAGCACGGCTGTGTCTATGACTTTGCAAATGCATGGAAGAAAACGAAGATTATCGACCGAATCAATCTTGTACTCGGCTGGCTTGCCACCGACTGTTATTTTGTGCTTGAACATTGTAAAAACACGATTGCCGAGTTTGAAATTTACAGCTGGCGAGAGGATAAAGACAACACACCTGAGGACGGTCACGACCATTGCATTAACAGCGGTCAATATGCGTGGCTGCCGTTTAAAAATATTATTGGAAGTGAAATAAATGGGGCTGATTAACAGAATGGCTGAATCTATCAGATCGGGAATTAAAAACTTTTTGCAGATTACTCCTGCAAGCGACAAAACAATTACCGTTACCGAAACAAGTAATCATTTGACCGAGTGCTTTATCAATCGCATTTGGTATTGGGGCAACAGCAGACAGCTTGCGGAGCTGTACAGGCAGATTGATACAAACAAAACTATGTTTTGGGCGGCAAAAAGCACAAAGGGGCTTGAAATCCGTAAAATACACACGGGCTTGCCGGCACTCATCTGCGAAACGCTTGTGAATATCGTAATTGCCGACTACAACGGCACAGATGTTACAAGTAAAAATTCAACCGCTTATGCTGAGCGTTGGGAAGATATTGAAAAGCAGAACAAATTGTCAGACACGGTTAAGCAAATGCTCCGTGACCTATGTGTTGTCGGTGACGGTGCTTTTAAGGTCAGCTTTGACACGGCTGTATCAGATGTTCCGATTGTTGAATGGTATCCTGCCGAAAACATCGACTTTACATATGTGCGTGGCAGAATCCGAGAGGTTAAGTTTTACACCGATTACACGCAAAAACACCGCCGTTACCGTTTTGAAGAAACATACGGTTACGGCTATATTCACTATGCTTTGTACGATGACAACGGCAAAGAGATTGACCTGCACACGGTTGACGCTCTTTCGTGGATTGATTCAAAGGGCGTTACATTTGACGAATCATATATGTGGGCTGTACCTGTCCTTTACGGCAAATCGTGCCACAAGGGCAGAGGTGCGGGCATTATCGGCATAAAAACAGACGCTTTCGATAGCCTTGATGAAGTGTGGTCACAGTGGATGGACGCACTCAGAGCCTGCCGAACAAAGCAGTATGTGCCTGATTGCCTTGTTCCGAGAAATCCCGAAACCTGTCAGCCGATATCGCCAAATCCGTTTGACAACCGATTTATCACCGTGGGCAACGATATGTCTGAAAACGGCAACGGCAACAGGATTTACACCGAAAGTCCGCAGATTCAGCACGAAAGCTATTTGAGTTCATACATTACTGCCCTCGACCTCTGCTTACAGGGCATTATATCGCCGTCAACTCTCGGCATTGATACGAAGAAGCTTGATAATGCAGACGCTCAGCGTGAAAAGGAAAAGACAACCCTTTACACAAGGCAGAATCTTGTAAAAATTACGCAGAACGCACTTCAAAGCCTTGTTGCAGTTGTACTCAATGCAGACGGTGAACTTAACGGCAATGGTATTGTTGAGGGCTTGGAAGTATCCGTAAACTTCGGCGAATATGCAAATCCGAGCTTTGAAAGTCAGGTTGAAACTGTGTCAAAAGCAAGACAGGGCGGTTTGATGTCAGTTGAAACCTCGGTTGACGAGCTTTACGGCGACAGCAAGTCGGAGGATTGGAAAGCCGAAGAGGTGCAGAGAATTAAGGAAGAACAGGGCATTGCAGGCGAAGAAGAAAAATCGGAGCTTGACGATGTGGACCTTACCGACACAGAAGAACCTGACAATAACGCAGATGATGAAGAAAATGCGGAAAATAATGCAGAAAAAACCGAAAGCAATCCCGAACAGAATGATACACAGGTAAACAATGAGTGATTACAATATCAGAGAAGCCTTTGAAAAAATCGAAGATGAACTGATTGACAGCATGATGCGCAATTTCAGCCGTCACAGAGCCGAAGAAACCAAAGAGGGTTACAACTGGACACAATGGCAGGCTGAACAGCTCAAAAGTCTTGAAGAGTACCGCAAGCACAACGCAAAGAAATTCGGCAAGCGTTTCAAAACCATTAACAGCAAGGTTGAAGAGATGATTCGCACCGCCAAAGCTGACGGAAATGCAAGTCAGGAGGCAGAAATTCTTGAAGCTGTCAAGGACGGTTTCAAAGCCCCGAAAAAGCCGTCAGCACACAGCACAGCCGAGTTTTTTAAGATGAATGACCGTAAACTTGACGCACTCATAAAATCGACCACAGACGATTTAAAGAGGGCAGAAACGGCGGTTTTGCGTATGAGCAACGACAAGTACCGCAAGGCGATTTTTAACGCACAGGTTGCAATGAACACGGGTGCGGTTACATACGAAAAAGCCGTTGATATAACTTGCAAAGATATGCTCAACGCAGGTCTTAATTGTGTGGAATACAAAAACGGTGCAAGGCATACGCTCTCGGATTATGCAGATATGGCGGTTAAAACAGCCAACAAAAGAGCCTATCTGCGTGGCGAGGGCGAAAAGCGAGCCGAATGGGGAGTATCCCTCGTTGTTGTGAACTCAAGACAGGGCGGTTGCCCCGATTGTGCAAAATATATCGGCAAGGTGTTTATTGACGATGTGTATTCAAACGGCAAAAAGTCAGACGGAAACTATCCGCTTCTCTCAACCGCAATCAAGAACGGTTTGTTTCATCCGAGATGTAAGGACAGCACAAGTACATATTATCCCGAACTTGATGATTTGGACGCACCGTTGTCTGAAGATGAAATCAAAGAGCTTGACCGTCAGCGAGGAATTGAGGAAAAACAGCAGTATGCACAGCGACAGGCAGAACGCTTTGACCGCCGTGCCGAATACAGCCTTGATGAGGACAATAAACGCATTGCCCAAACCCGAGCCGATGAGTGGCACGATAGGGCGAATACGCTTGAAGAAAAGACAAAGCAATTCTCACTAAACACCAATGAACAGAAATATTACAGACCTGTTTTTGAAGAAGATATATCAAAAACTTTTGAACGCAAAATTGAGGGCGAAACAATTACAATTGATACCCACAAGGCAAATACATTGTGTGATAATGTTTATATTTCAGATAAGGTAAAGCTAAAACGAAAAGAACTTCATGATTTTGATATGCAAGTGAGAAAAGCGTTTGATATGCTCGGAGAGGTTGAAACAAGCGGAAAGCCTGAAATTTGTATTGTCACTCCCGAAGAAATGCGAGTAAATGCTATTGCTTCATATATGCCAATGCAGAATGTTCTAAATGTCAATTCAGCATACTTTTCAACAAGTGATTTGTCAGGCTTACAAGAAAACTTGGCTTGTCCGCAAGACGGATTGAGTACAATTCTTCACGAACTGATTCATTGGCAAGACGCTAAAAATTACAGAGCAAAATTCGGAGGTATTAACGATTATTTTGAATATTGCGATTACCTTAATAAAATTTATGCTCCAAAGGTTGAAAAATTGATAAATAACGGTTATAATATAGAGGATATAAGTGAGTATGCTTTTGAATGCTTAAAAGATAAAGCTATGGATGAAGTGTATAACGAGTACAGAGTCAGCAAACTTTTAGGGTGATGATAGTATGAGATTGATACAAACTGAAGAACAAAAATCTCTATGGAATGCGTTTAAGCCGTACCTTGTAACAAATGGTTTAAATGTCACTTTGCGTGAAGATGCTCCACAAGAAGCTAAAGATGCTGAAGCACTTTACAGTAAGCTTAGAGAGAAACAAAAAATGCAATATCTAAAAGATAGTGGCATAATCTAACCGCTCCGTAAAAAGGGCGGTTTTGTTATATGCAATTCACAAAAACAGCATAAAATTACGAATTGAGCATTTTATAATCGACAGCAATGTTGATTATAGGGTGCTTTTTGTATTTAAACCCGTCGATTTCGACCGGTTTAGAAAGGTGGTGACAGAATGAAAATCAGAGTAACAACAGCATTTAATGACAGGCAGAACGGCTATGTAACCCGACATGTGAATGAAGTTTTTGAATGCTCCGAGCAGAGAGCAAAGGAACTCATTGACAGCGGTTTTGCAGAAGAGGTCAAGTCTGACGCTCCCAAAAAGCCGAGAGCCAAAGCAGTTAAAACAGAAAAAGCAGAAAAAGCAGATTAAGCACTTTACGAATATGTAAGGTGCTTTTTTATTGTCCGAAGACATTAAACTACGGGAGACACCGTGCAAAACTGAAACAGAGAGACACTCTATAAACTGATTACGGGAGACACCCGAAAAACTGAAAGGATATGAAAAAATGGCAGAACCAAATCCAACACCAACCCCCAATGAACCGACACCTGCACCGCAGGGAACACCGCAGGGAAACGCTCCTGCCTTTGATTACGACAAGCTCGCAAGCCTTATTACAGGCAAACAGAGCGTGACAGAGGGCACCGTTTTGAAGTCTTATTTTAAGGAGCAGGGATTGTCAGCCGATGAGATGAAAGAGGCTATCGGTGCTTTTAAAAAGCAGAAAGCCGAGAACACTCCCGACTTTGCAAAAATGCAGTCGGAAGTTGAATCTGCAAACAACGCAAAGCTTATGGCAGAAGTCAACCAGTCGGCAACCCTCGAAGCCGTAAAACAGGGCGTTGACATTGCAACCGTTCCTTATGTGCTTAAAATTGCAGACTTTTCAAAGGCTGTGACAGACGGCAAGGTCAATGCGGAAAAGCTGACAGAGGCTGTTAAAAAGGTGCTTGACGATATCCCCGCACTCAAGGGCAAACCTGCCGAGAACGGCACAGGAGTTAAGAAAATCGGCGGTGACGGCAACGGTACATCGGACGGTACAAAACCAAAGGCAAATGTTCCTACCAAAAAATGGAACAGATTTAATATTTAACCAAAGAAAGGATTGAAAAAATCATGGCAAACACAAATAACTATGCCGAGCAGTTCAGCCCTGATCTGCTCGAAATTCTTGTTCAGGGCACACTTACATCACCATTCATCACTTCAAATGTAAAGTGGGTTGGCGCAAGAACTTTCCACTTCACACAGATGAGCACATCAGGCTTTAAGAACCACAATCGCAACGGCGGTTGGAACAAGGGCAAGTATGTTCAGACCGATGTTCCGTTCACCTGCGAACACGACCGTGATATTGAGTTTCTCGTTGACAAGGCAGATGTTGATGAAACTAACGCAACCGCAAAGGTTGAGAATATTTCAAAGGTGTTTGAACAGACACAGGTTGCTCCCGAAACAGACGCACTTTTCTTCTCAAAGGTTGCAACAAAGGCTCAGGCAACAGACGGATATCATTCTTCAACAAAGACATCGGAGTGGACTAAGGAGAACGCTTATTCAAAACTCAAAACAATTCTCTCTGCCGGCAAGCTCCGCAGATACAAGGCAAGAGGCACACTTGTTGCCTATGTGACATCTCACATTATGGACTGCCTTGAACAGTCAACGGAGTTCACTCGCAAGATTGAGCTTACACAGATTGCAGAGGGCGGTATCGGCATTGAAACAAGAGTGACCGAGATTGACGGTTGCCCTATCATCGAGGTTATTGACGATGAGCGTTTCTACGATAACTTCAACTTTAACCCCGATGACGGCGGTTTTGAGCCTGCAACAGGCGCTCACAAAATCAATGTTCTTGTTGCTTGCGGTGAAACCTGCAAGACTGTTCCGAAGATTTCAAGCATTTACTTCTTTGCTCCCGGCTCACACACAGAGGGTGACGGCTGGCTCTATCAGAACCGTTCACTTTCCGACACATTCGTATTCCCGAACGGCAAGGACGGCAAAATCGACAGCATTTATGCCGATGTTGACACAACGGCGGTTGCGTAATGTATGCCGATTACATTGAACATCAGGGCGGAGATGAAAACAGTATTATCTCTGCCGAACACATTGATGTTCTGACTTTTAATCGCATTGATTTTGAAAAACTTTCGGAAATGCAGAAGAGAATCATCGGCAGAGTGCATAGCAGACTTACTGCTTTTGAAGAAGAAAATGCCGATATGATTTCTTCCTATCTGAAAAGCTATTCAATCAACGGCACATCAATGGAATTTGGTGCAAGCTGGAACTTAATGTGCATCAGCGGAGTGGCAATTCCTGCCGACCTCTATGCGTTGCTAAAATCAACAGGACTTTGTTATCCTGCAATCTGAAAGGTGCGTGAAAACCGTGAAATTTCCGTCACTTGTAAAAAAGCAGTTCTGCAAAACTCCTGTCGAGGTCACAATCTACGGTGAGGGAATAACCGAGGACGGCTCTCCTGTTATCGCATTTGAGTGCAAAAACCTGTATCCTTCCGAAAATCTTTATCCGTCAAATATATTGTGCGGAGGCAATGCTGTATGCAATGTGCAGTCAAAGGCAAAGACGGTCTATACCAAAGAGCAGAAAATTGTTCAGGTGTCGGCTGTCTTGCTTTTTGACGGCGACATTGCTCCCGACAGCCCCACTTTAAGCGGTGGCTTTGTAATCCTTGACGGCGTAAAACGAAACATCGTACATGGTACAAAACACCGCAACCCCGACGGCACAGTTAATTTTACGGAATTGGATGTGATTTAGTGGGATTTTCGGTATCATCAAAAATCAAACTCAATATGCCTGTTGTAAAACAGCTTGACAAGGCAAAGCAACAGGCTCTTGAACAGACAGGTGACGCACTTCTTAAACAGGTGAAAAACACGCAGGTAATGCCGTTTGATACGGGCAATCTTCAGAACGAAAACACCTTTGAAGATTGTGCGCAGAGTTGGAACGGCACGGTTAAAATCGTGTCAAGTACTCCGTATGCAAGGCGTTTGTACTTCCACCCCGAGTATAATTTCAGCCGTGAGGAAAACATTGCCGCAGGCGGTAAATGGTTCGCTCCGTGGCTTGAGGGCGGTACACGGCAGAATTTTTGCAGTCAAACATTCACTAAAATATATAGGAGAAATACAGGACTTTGATTTACTTATCGGACATCAGAGATTGGCTCAAAAGCGTTACCTCAGCCGAGCATTATTACATCGGCAAGCTTGACAATAAGCAGGACAGGTCAATCGGTGTGTATTCATTAAAGCAGTCGGGAACACCCACAAGGGCAATCGGCGGTGAAAGCACCTACGATACAATAAGCGTGTCTTTGCTTATCCATTACACCGACAACGCAAGAGAAACCGAGGAGTTTGCACGCAGACTTTACGAAACGCTTTACGACATTAAAAATGTTGAAATTAAGGAACACAAAATCTATATAATCGAACTGCTCACGGAAGAACCCGTTGATGTGGGAACAGACGACAAGGGTGTGTATGAGCAGGTCATTGAAGTTAAATTTTATTACGAAAGGAAGTAATTTTATGGCAAAAGTTGAATCGGGAGTATTCCCGTGCTATGAAAATCAGTTTGCGGTTGGCAAGGCAGGAACAGAATCCGCCACGACAAATATTGCTAACTGCGAAGAATTTTCTGTTGCATTTGACAACGGTGTCGAGGAATGGACAGCCTTTGAAAACGAGGGCTGGAAGTCAAGGCTTATGACAGCAAAGTCAATCACAATTTCAGTAAAGGGCAAGCGTACAATCGGTGACGCAGGCAATGACCAGATTGCCGCCCTTGCATTTGAAAACGGCAGAAAGACAGAAGTTTCGTTTATGTGGACCTTCCCCGAAGGCTCAACCGTCCTCTTTAAAAATGCAGTTGTATCCGTTACATCAAACGGTGCAGGCGCAAGCACGGGTGTTGCTCCGCTTGAATTTGAAGTTATGTCAAACGGCAAGCCGGTATATACAGCAGCCGCTTAAAAAATGAAAGGAATGAACGATTATGTCAAAGTTAATTGATATTACAGACAAACTTAATTTTGAGGAAAAGCCGAGCGTCAGAGTTAAAAATGTTGACCTTGCAATCAACAATGACGCAGTTTCAATGCTCAAAGTTGCGGCACTTTTTGAGGACGGCAACGGTAAAAGTAAAGATGTTATCGAAATGTATCATCTTCTTTTTGATGAATCCGAAAGGGAAAAGATTGAAAAGCTACAGCTGAATATGCACGATTTCAACGCCCTTATCAGCGAATCTGCCAAAATTGCAACAGGCGATTTGACTGACGAGGGGGAAGCTCAGACCCCGGCTACGACCTGATTGATGACTTTGATTTAATCGTGTCGAGCTTTCGCTCGGAGTACGGGGTCAGCATTTATTCAAAGGATTTTGCAAAAATGAGTTGGAATGAGTTCTGCTCACTTCTGCAAGGCTTAGGACCCGAAACACCGCTTGCAAGAACGGTTCAAATTCGCCTTGAAACCGACAAAGAGGTCTTGAAAAACTTTACTTCGTCACAGCATAAAATCCGCAACAAATGGCGGTCAAGAAATGTAAAGCACTATTCAGACGAAGATATGAACACCGTTCTTGCAGAATTTCAAAACTTCTTCGCTAATCTGTAAATTTGTACATAATTTTCGCTGTATCTACAAAATTCTTGACAATGTTAATATATAGTGATAAAATGTAACATACACTAACAAATTTATTAAGGAGAGTGTATGTTTATGAAATGTCCACATTGCGGAAACGAATTAAAGGACGATGCAAAATTTTGCGACAAGTGCGGTGCAGGATTTGGCGGAAACGATTCAACCTCGGCAACCGTAAATCCTGCAAATGCAAAGAAGAAAATTTACAAGCGTTGGTATTTTTGGGTTATTATCGTTGTTGCTATTATGATTGTTGGCGGTGTAAACGGTGCAATTAACGGTAACAGCGGTTCAAACAAATCAAAGCAGGAAACTACTGTTGCAAATCAGAGTTCAGAAAAAGCAACTGAAAAAGCGACAGAAGCACCGACCACAAAAGAAGTTGCAACAGAAAAGCCTACTAAAGACCCGAAGAAGGTTGAAAAAGAATTTAAAGACGGTTGCAAAACAGTCGACTTTAAAACTCTTTCAAGAAACCCTGACAAGTACAAAGGTAATGACTACAAGTTTGAAGGTCAGATTATTCAGGTTCAGGAAGGCTGGGGCGATTCGGTTGACCTGAGAATCAATATAACCAAAGAAGAAAATGAGTATCTTGATGAACCATTGTGGACTGATACAATCTACGCAACTGTAGAAATTCCTGACGGTGCGGACAAACTCCTTGAAGATGATGTAATCACATTCTGGGGAACTTGTGACGGCGACTATACATATGAAACCGTAATGGGCAACAATGTGTCACTTCCGAAAATCGACATCAAATACTACGAACTCAACAACTAAAACAAAAAGCCACTCCAAATGGGGTGGCTGTTCTTTTGCAAAATTTTTAAGCGTACATCATAGCGGTGTGCGCTGTTTTTATGCCTGTTTTTAAAAAATCTAAAATGAAAGGAAGTGGTGAATATGGCGACAAAGGCGGGTGAAATTGAGCTTGATGTCAGGCTGACAGGTGATGATATTTCAAAAACATTGCATAAGATTTCCGATTCAATTACCAAAAAGTTTGATTCGGCGTTTTCAAGTCTTTCAAAAGATTTTGAAAATGTAAGCACTGATATGAAACAGTCCTTTTCAAAGGTTGCAGAGGGCGTTTCTCAGAAAACCGAAAAAGAGTTTTCAAACATCAAAGGCAGCGGTGAGCAATTAAGCAATTCGGTTTCATCTTCGTTTAAAAAAATAGGAATGGCTGTGGTTGCCGCTTTTTCTGTTGCAAAAATCAAGGAGTTCGGTCAGCAGTGCATTGAATCGGCTGCGGAAGTCAATGCGGCAAATTCGCAGTTTGAGCAGACATTCGGCACAATGCAGTCACAGGCAGAATCAGCCATTCAGAGCGTTGCCGATCAAAGTGGTATTCTTGAAACCCGATTACAGGGTGTCGGCACAAGCATTTATGCCTTTGCAAAAACTACGGGTATGGACAGTTCAAGTGCTTTGGGAATGATGCAGGAGGCTTTACAGGTAACAGCCGACAGTGCCGCATATTATGACCGTTCGCTTGAAGACACCGCAGAAAGCCTGAAATCGTTCTTGAAAGGCAACTTTGAAAATGATGCCGCACTCGGTTTGTCCTGTACTGAAACCACACGAAATGCGGCGGCTAATAAGCTGTATGGCAAGTCATTTACGGATTTGTCGGAATCGCAGAAACAGCTCACGCTTTTGCAAATGGTCAAGGACGCTAATCAGCTTTCGGGTGCTATGGGACAGGCAAGCCGTGAAGCAGACGGTTGGGAGAATGTAACAGGCAACCTCAGAGAAAGTTGGAAACAGCTCCTTGCCGTAGTCGGTCAGCCTATTCTTCAGGTGGCAACTCAGGTTGTAAAGCGGTTGAGTTCCGCACTTGCGACTTTAACGGAATATGCCAAAGGTGCGGTTGAATCGCTTTCAAAGGTATTCGGCTGGGATACAGGCAATAACACCGCAAGCAATATCAAATCTGCGTCCGATTCTGCCAAAAGCCTTACAGATACGGCAGATGACAGTTCAAAGTCACTTGATAATGTTCAAAAAAGTTCCGAAAAAGCAAAGAGAAGTGTTGCGGGCTTTGATAAGCTGAATGTGCTTTCAAGTACCGATAGTTCTTCAAAGTCAGATACATCTTCATCAAAAAGCTCATCGGGCGGTTCATCAGGCGGAGCTGTTGCAAAGAATGTTGTCAAGGACACAAGCAAAAACCTTTCGGGAGCATTCAAAAATCTATACGAAAAAAGCGGATTTAAAGGTTTTGTCGAGAATGTACAGAAAGGTATTAACAAGGTTGATTGGTCAGCTATAGGCAAGAACTGCAAGACCGTTTTTGATAATGCTGTTCCCATAGTTCAAAAGGCATTCGGCACAATGCAAAAGGTCGGTTCTGCAAAACTCGGGGCAATCGGTTCTGCATTCGGAGCGGTTGCGACAATCGGCGGAAAGTCATTTCAGAGCATTTCAGGCGGTGTTGCTAAGTGGATTTCAAAAGACAGGGAAAAGATTATCGGCTTTATCGATACCATAGGCAACAATCTTACAAACGGCTATAACAACCTTTCAACCTTTTTTGATAATTTCGGTACACTTGCAGGCAATGCAATTGACAATGTTCGCCCTCAAATGGAAGAATCAATTTCCAATCTTTTAAGCGGTCTTACAACCTTTGCGGGTTCAGTCGGCGAAGTCGTTTCGGGTGCGTTTTCAATCGCAACCGAAAGCCTTGTTGAATGGACTGAAAATGACGGTGCAACAATCACAGAATTTCTTGAAAATTTACAATTGCAGTTTGCAGATGTGTTTGACTTTATCGGTCAGATTTTCGGAGATATCGGAACAATTATCAGCGAATGGTGGAACGGCAACGGACAGCAGATTTTTCAGAATATCTGCAATATGTTTACCAACATCGGCACAACCCTGATGAATGTTTACAATCAATGGATTAAGCCTGCGTGGGATTTTATCGTAGCAATCGTAAAATCAGCTTGGGAAAACTGGCTGAAGCCTGTTTTTGAGGGTGCAATAAACTTCTTCGGCAAGGTTGCAGACTGTGTTTCAATCGTGTGGAATAACTTCCTGTCACCGTTTGTAAACTGGCTTGTCAGTTTTTGGGGACCTATATTTCAGAATGTTTTCAATGCCGTAAAAAGGGTGTTTGATAATGTGTTTACATTTATCGGTGGCTTGGTTACCTCTATACAGAAAACATTCGGCGGTCTTATTGACTTCATTACAGGTGTTTTCTCAGGCGATTGGAAAAAAGCATGGCAGGGTATCTACGACTTCTTCAAAGGTATTTGGGACGGCATTTGTGCCGTGTTTAAGTTTATTATAAACGCTATCATTGACGGCATAAATGCGTTGTGGACGGGCATTTATAATTTCGTTTCGGGTGTTGTTAATTCAATCGGCGGAATTGCGGGTGTTATCGGCGCGGCATTTGGACAGGATTGGAGCTTTTCAATGCCTGAAAATCCGCCTCTTATTCCGAGATTTGAAGAACCCACGGAATCACCGGCACGAAAATTTGCAAAAGGCGGTATTGTTAAGGCTCCGACACTTGCGGTTGTCGGCGATAACGCAGGCGCTAACAGCGGTAACCCTGAGGTTATTTCCCCTCTTAACAAGTTACAGGGTATGCTCGACAATTCGGGCGGTCAGGATACAGTGATTCTCACACAAATTCTTGACCTGCTTAAACACATTTATGAAATGTTCATTATCTTTCGCAATAACGGCGGCAACACTTATTCGTTTACTGCCGAGCTTGAGGGTTCAACGCTTTTTGAAGAAATGATAAGACAGGATGAGCTTTACAGACGCAGACACAACGGTAAATCCGCATTCGCATAAAGGGGGAAATGATATGTCAAATTATAACGGCTATTTGCTTAAATTCGGCAACAACATAATGCCGAATAAGTACATTACCGCATTTTCGTCAACTCCGAATCAGCGACTTGAAACTTCTGCGGAACGAGATCAGAACGGTACGCTTCAAAGGGCAACGCTGCCAAATTACAAAACAAAAATTTCGTTTTCAACTCACATTCTTCATCTTGACGAAAAGATTGATTTTCAGTCGATTATCAACCTCTCAATGGCGAATAAGTTACAGAGAAAGTGCAGGGTAACTTATTGGAACGATGAAACGAACAGCTATTACACCTCTTATTTTTATATTCCTGATATTGAATATACCGTAATGAATGCCGAAAAAAGTGATATAACCTATCAGCCGATTACTGTTGAGCTGATTGAGTATTAAGGGGTGATTTTTAAAAATGCTTGTATCTAAAGAAATTGCTGATAAGTTGAAAACAAACACACTTTACAACACCGTTGCCCTGCATTCCCCCGACGGCAGTTTTGAGGATATAACAGGTGAAAGTATCGTGCTTGACAGCTTTTCGCTTGAAAATGAAATCGTTGAAAAAGAATTGAAATTCGGCGGTTGCATAGCCTCTGAAATGAGCGTGAAACTCATTGATTATGATTGCTCGGCTTTGATAGGAAAGGCGGTACAGGTCATCATAACGGCAACATATCTTGAATCGGAGCTGTATCCGTCAGATGATTTGTACCCGTCAAATACTCTTATTTGTCCTGCCGAAACAGGAACGGTTGAATGTCCTGTTTTCTACGGTAAAATTCAGTCGGCTCAAAGAGATAAAAAACAGCGTAACATCGTCAAAATCACAGCCTATGACGCTTTTTATGATATGTCAAAGGTGGATATGTCTTTGTGGTTTGCAGGCAAAGAGAACGAGGACGGCAGTTTTGCTTATGGTTATGCGCACTATCAAAAAGACGATAATTTTAAGAACTTTTATTCAATAATCGCAGAATTTGCCAAAGATTATGCAATTACAGGGGTTTCACCGCCGAGCTTATCTGTCTTTAGTGTACCGCTGAAATTTGATGATACCTGCGTGGAAAAGGTTATAAAGGACATTACCTTGTCAGATTTAATCCAAGCTTATGCAGAATTAACTTTGAGCTTTGCCGTTATAGATGCCGACGGAAAAATGCGTTTTAAAAGGCTGTATTCTCAATCTTCCGTTGAAACAATCGATTCGTACAAAGATTTATCCTTTGAAGATTACGAACTTGAGCCTATCCGTATGTACAGTGCTAAGTTTGCTGATAAAAAAGCGTTTTTGTATGGCAACAGTAACGATTTTTCGTGGTATGTTTCCGATAACATTTTGATGAGGTGCAGAACAACAGCAAGTGATATCGGCACAAAATATAATTCTGTTAATTTTTTTGGTGATGTATATAAATACCGCCCGACAAAAATTAAGCTGTTTTCGTATTGGTGGCTTGAGGCAGGCGATAAGTACACAATTAAAACTCCGTTTGAAGATTTGCCGACAATCGAAACATTTGTGTTCAATAAGAAAATGGACGGATTTATAACTGCCCTCACATCAAAGGGCGAAAAACGATTAGGAAAGGAAGTAAAAGAAAATGAACAAATACAATAAAATTGTCTTTGTGAACGGCTCTGCTCCGCCCCTCAATGCCGACAACCTCAACCATATGGACGAGGGGATTGAACAGGCAACAGACGGGGCAATTGCACTTGAAACCGAAATAGCCACGGCAAGAGGCGGTCAAAATTCACTCGGAGCAAGGCTTGATAAAACAGACAAGAGTATTGCCCGAAAGCTCGATTCAATGCCGTTTGACAGCGAGCCAAAAAATAACAGCCCGTGTTATCTCACAAGTGGTACGGTTTACAATGCTCTGCTTGTTAAAGCCGATAAAACCGCCTTGGCGACTAAATACGATTCGTCAAATATCGAACTCGGCACAGCTACTCTTACTCCGTACTCTACTCAGATTGATAAAATAAAATCTGCAACTTGCCTTTATGAAAGAATTGGCGATATCGTTATTGTAAATGTCACCGTCATTATGAACGCAACAACTTTAGGCGGAACATCTACAATAGCTTTGCTCAATATGCCTTTCTCAAACAAATCGGATGTGATTGTTCATGATATCGGCATAAGCAAAAACGGCGGAATGTTCAGAGGAAGTGTAAATAAATCGGCTTGGTTGCAGTTTACTCCGCTCAATAAACAGGCTTATAATTTCGTCGCTGATGAGCAGGTAAACTTTTCTTTGATTTACAAAATATAAAAATAACGGAGGTATGAAAAATGGAATTAAAAGAAAAAATCACACTCGATATGCTCACAAAGGACAGCGTGTCGGTACTCAGACAGCAGTTTTTGACCTTTAACGGTGAAGAAATGCAGGT